AAGCAGAAAGCACGGGCCTATAAGAAGAGACAGCCAAAGACTAAAGAAGAAAAGGAATTGGCTGCTATCCGTCGTAAGATGTCGGACACAAAGCGTGTTCACACTATGATGGAAAAGAAACTAGCGGAGAAGCTTCCTGCAGAGGAAACGATCTCAGAAACGTTAGACTTCAGTTCTATAACACAACAGCAACAAACAAATGAGGTAATCTTTGCGCCGAATGAGGGGCCGCAAACAGAATTTCTGGCGGCATCGGAAAGAGAAGTCTTGTATGGGGGCAGCGCAGGCGGAGGAAAAAGCTTTGGACTACTCGCAGATCCCATGCGATATTTTAGTCACCCTGCTTTCAACGGACTCCTCCTTAGAAGGACAAACGATGAACTCCGTGAACTTGTATGGAAAAGTCAGGAGTTGTATCCGAAAGCGTACCCAGGAGCGAAATGGGCGGAGAAGAAGAGCCAATGGACGTTCCCTAGCGGAGCCAGACTATGGATGACCTACCTTGAAAGGGATGAGGATGTTCTACGTTACCAAGGTCAAGCATTTAGCTACATCGCATTCGACGAACTTACCCAACATCCTACACCTTTTGCTTGGAACTATATGAGATCACGTCTTCGGACCACTGATCCTGACCTGCCTATCTACATGAGGGCGACTACAAACCCTGGGGGTCCAGGCCATCAATGGGTAAAACAGATGTTTATCGACCCAGCGCCTGCAGGTAAACGGTTCGTAGCCACGGATTTGGAGAGCGGTAACCCTCTAACCTATCCAGAGGGGCATGAAAAAGCGGGTGAACCGCTGTTTTACCGTAAGTTTATCCCTGCCAGCCTGAAAGATAACCCTTATCTGATGGAAGGCGGACAGTACGAAGCCAACCTTTTGTCTCTACCAGAGATGCAAAGACGCCAACTACTAGAAGGCGATTGGAATATAGCAGATGGGGCAGCGTTCCCAGAGTTTAAACAAAGCGTTCATGTGTGTGAGCCTTTTGATATTCCATCTGATTGGCGACGTTTTCGCTCATGTGACTATGGGTATAGCAGTTATTCTGCTGTTCATTGGTTCGCTATAGACCCTAGCTACGAGACTTTGTACGTTTACCGTGAACTTTATGTCTCAAAGCATACAGGTAAAGACCTAGCAGCGGCTGTACTAGAAGCAGAAGCAGGGGAAAGCATACAATACGGCGTACTCGACAGTAGTTGCTGGCATAACAGAGGGCAAATCGGCCCTAGTATAGCTGAAGAAATGGTCGCAATGGGTTGCAAATGGCGACCTAGTGACCGCAGCGCAGGGGCAAGGGTAGCAGGAAAGAACCAGCTACACGAGAGACTAAAGGTTAACGAAGATACAGAGCTTGCAGGCATCGTTTTCTTCAACAACTGTCGCCAGATCATTGCAGATCTGCCTGTAATTCCTTCAGATCCCAAAGGCACAGACGATATCGACCCTAGATATGCCTCTGACCACGCCTACGACAGCCTGAGATACGGAATTATGAGCCGACCAAGAGCAAAATCGCCCTTTGATTGGGGCCAAGGCGTCCCTCAGTACAATTACAGACCTGCAGACGCAACATTTGGGTACTAAAACATGGCACTTATGGACAAACCAACCGATCTTCAGCCTGAAGACGCTACAGAAATGGATCTAGTAGTTGCTTTAGAGGAAGATGGGGACATTGAAGCGGAAAATGCCGAGTATTCAGGCGTTGTATCCTTCATCGAAACACAGTTTCAGCGTTCTAAGGACCGCCGACAGACAGATGAAACCCGTTGGCTAGAGTCTTACCGCAATTATCGGGGGTTATATGGCCCTGATGTGCAGTTCACCTCTACAGAGAAGTCAAAAGCCTTCATTAAGGTCACGAAGACCAAGGTATTGGCGGCATATGCACAGGTTGTAGACGTTCTGTTTGCAGGATCTAAGTTCCCTGTAGGCATTGAGCCTCGTATGAACCCTAATAACGTCCTAGATGCCGTATCTTTTGACCCAAATGAGCTAACAGCGGACAAAATTAAGGATAAAGTAGGGGTAGATTACAAACCTAAGACCTCTATCGTCCGTCCTGATATTGCCAAGGATTTAGGCGTATATAAGGACAAATTAGCCCCATTAGAGGGTGAAATGCAGGCTAATGCGGGTACAAACGCTGGTGCCATCACATATGAGCCTGCACGACGTGCCGCACAGCTTATGGAAAAGAAGATGCACGACCAGCTAGAGGAAAGTAACGCCTCTAAGCACCTACGGTCCCTTGCATTTGAGACATGTTTGTTTGGTACAGGCGTAATTAAAGGCCCATTCGCTCATGACAAGGAATATCCTCGTTGGGACGAAGACGGTAACTATGATCCGCTGTACGAAACGATCCCTAAAGTAGAATATGTGTCTATCTGGGACTTTTACCCTGATCCTGATGCACGTAACATGTCTGAAGCGGAATATACGGTACAACGTCACCGTTTAAACCGTTCACAGATGAGAGCGCTGAAGAAACGCCCACATTTCCGTGAAGAAAGCATCGAACTAGCGATTGAGTACGGTTCTAGCTATGTGCGTGAATATTGGGAAGATGCACTAGAAGATAACGCCAATACAGACGCAGTAGAGCGTTTTGAGGTGATGGAATACTGGGGTATCCTTGATAGCGAACTAGCTGAAGAAGCAGACATCGAAATTCCATCAGAGTATGAGGATCGTGACCAGATCCAAGTAAATGCTTGGGTATGTAACGGACAGATCCTGCGCCTTGTGCTTAACCCTTTCACACCGATGCGTATTCCATATCATTCGGTGCCATACGAGCTAAACCCATACAGCTTCTTTGGTATCGGTGTTGCAGAAAACATGGAAGACACTCAGCTTCTAATGAATGGCTTCATGCGGATGGCTGTGGATAATGGGGCGCTATCAGGTAACCTGCTGATAGAGGTTGATGAGACTAACCTAGTCCCAGGACAGGATATGGAGATCTACCCAGGCAAGGTGTTCCGTCGTCAGGCAGGCGCACCAGGACAGGCTATCTTCGGAACTAAGTTCCCGAATGTGTCACAAGAACTATTGATGATGTTCGACAAAAGCCGACAGCTTGCGGACGAAGCCACAGGCATTCCGTCCTATAGCCACGGACAAGGGGGCATCACAGGGGTAGGCCGTACCGCCGCAGGTATGTCCATGCTTATGGGTGCAGCCGCACAGAACATTAAGGCTGTAGTGCGAAACATCGATGACTACCTCTTGTCTCCTCTAGGTAAATCTCTGTTCAGCTTTAACATGCAGTTCAACTTCGACAAAGATATGGCGAAGGGTGACCTAGAAGTTAAGGCTCGTGGTACAGAAAGCTTGATGCGTAATGAGATCCGTTCACAGCGCTTGATCCAGTTCATGCAGATGGCACAGAACCCTGCGATGCAGCCGTTTGTGAAGTACGACTACATCCTGCGTGAACTAGCAGCATCTATGGACCTAGACGAAGATAAGATCCTGAACGATCAGCGTGAGGCAGCGATACAGGCGAAGATGATGGCAGAGATCCAAGCATTGATGCCACAGCCGCCGCAAGGCCAACAACCCCCACAACAAGGTGGCGCACCTAGTGTAGATGACCCTACAGGAACAGGCGGCGGTAACATTGCACCTGGCAATGCCCCTGAGCCTAACGCAGAGGGCTTCACAGGTGGGGGAGGCGGTGACAATGGGGGTAACCCGCCGCAACAACAACAGGCTCCTCAGCAAGGCCCACAGCAAGGCTAAGACCATATGGATCAAAAACAGTACCGACAGCTTCTCCCTCTGGTGAATGATAAAGACCAGATGGACAGGCTGCAGGAATATGTGAACGCACGTATTCAACAGCACCGTGACAATCTTGAAGGACAGAAAGACTACAACCGTATTCTGGAAATCCAAGGTGCAATCTCAGAACTTAAACGTTTCAAGACGCTTCGTGATGAAGTGCTGAAGGGAGCAGAGTAGTGGTTACCCGCACTGATAAAAAAACAGTCAGAGGCAAGCCTGTTTTTCTAGACGAAGAAACTGGCGAAGAATACTCAGAGAAAACACGTACCATTCCATATGGTGATGGTTTTGTGGTGATCCCTAGCGTCATTGATAATGGCATGGAGATGTCTGAGGATGAACTATATGACTATGTGCAGGAGAATGGTCCCTACGACTTCATGACAGGAGAAAAACTTCCTGTTCATGCAGACCTTGAAGAAGCAGACCGCTATGCGCAATGGCGTACAGATAATCAGTACAACGAAGACATCTTTAATGAGAATTACTGGCACCGTGATGCGGCTATGCCATACTACGCAGACCCTAGCGCAAGTTATGACGACACTGCCCCTACCTTAGAAGCGTATCGTCCAACCCTACGAGATAATGCCCGTAATAATATTCGTGAAGGTTTAATGGGGATAGGGTTATCTGAAGGTGTTTCCCGTGATGTTGCAACGGGCATAGCAGGGGAAGAGAACCCGACAGATGGGGGCTTGGGCATGGGCCTCATGGATCTAACTCCTGCAGGCATGCTGATGGGCGGACAGGAAGCAAGACGAGACTTCAATCGTGCCTCTGCAAATGATGATATGCTTGGTATGGGAATAGCAGGGGCAGAGGGTGCATTAACTCTTGCTGAGGCTCTTCCGCTAACAGGTATACTAGCCAAAGGAGCAGGTAAGGGTATTCAAAAAATATCTAAGCTACTCACCGAAAATTACGATCCTGCAACAGTGGGATCTAATCTAGGCAATATCTTTGAGACTACTGCTACTACGGAAGCTGTAGATACAATATTAGAAGAGGCTATTGTAGAGCCAGTAAAATCAAAAGCGCCAAAATCTTCCGTTAAAGCGTATAAGTTATTCCGTACCAATCCTGACAAACCTGGTGAGTTATTTCCTCTATTTGTTAACGCTGATAAAAGTGTTGAGACAGGTAAGTGGGTAGATGCCGAAATTGGTCCTCTTAATGAGGGGGGCAAGGTAAAATCTAAAATTGGTGCTTTAGCATTTCGCCCAGGATGGCATGCAGGAGATTATATAGCTGCAACTCATATTGGCGGGAAATCTACACCTGATATGAAAAAGCCAGACTATCGTCCTGCTAATCAGGTGTGGGCTGAAGTAGAAATGCCAGACGACGTTGATTGGCAGACTATAGCTAATGAACGAGCGAGAATAAAAAAAGACGGTAACCCAGACGTAAAGACTGCGCACATCACTGATCAGGTGCCAGAGGGTGGTTTTTATAGGTACAAAACAAACTCTAATATGCAGGGGAACTGGCTGATTGGTGGATCTATGAAGGTCAATAAACAGCTTGATCCTGCAGAAGTTAAAACGGTCCAAGAAGAAACAGGTATATTTGATCTTCCAATATTACCTGATCTTATCGAACAAAAAGGTCTTACCTTCGATCAGCTTACCCAAGCTGCTCAGAAAGAACTGAAAGACTACTACCCTGCAACCTACGAACAAATGAAAAATGCTGGTTTTGCTTTAGGCGGATTGGCAGAGGCCCGTAAGGGTATCACCACACAGGAAGGCAAAGAAATGGCTAAAAAGAAATTCCAGCTAGACCAGAAAAAAGCTGACTTAGATGGTGACGGTAAACTGTCTGCTTATGAGGAAACTCGTGGCGAAGCAGTACAGCAGGCAATGAAAGATGACCCAGAGCAAGACGAAAAGGGCATGAATTGCGGCGGGATGATGGAGCCTATGGGATACGATGAAGTATCAGGCAATCCTATTCCTGTAGGTTCTACCCCAG